CATTACCCCTTGCTTGTGAAATAGGTGTTGGTAAATCGTATGGAGAATGTTAATGAACGCCAAAGAGTTTGCACACGAACTAGAGAAAGCTGCATCGTTTATACGCCAGCAACAAAATGAAATCGAGAAGTTAAAAAACCTTGTTGAAGTACAAGATGAAAAGATTATTGATTTGGCGTTTAGGGCTGTATATGCTGAAAGAGGCGCTGAAGTTGTAGCTGAACTCTATATCCATCCAAAAGAACTAACAGATGAGGAAATAACTTATTTGGCTAAACGATTTGAAGGGGTATGGAGTGGAGAAGTTGATTACAAAGGGTTTGCTAGAGCAACATTAAAAAAGGCAAGCGAGAAATGAACGCATTAGAACTAGCTGAAGTATTGGAAGATGTTGGGATGGAGCAAAAGCATTACGACACAATCCAAAAAGCAGCTACTATGCTACGCCAGCAACAAGCTGAAATAGAGTTTTTAAAATTACAAGTTGAAGAAGCAATAAAACTTGCTGTAACCGAAATTCAAAAGAGGCAAAAATGAATGAACCAGTAGCGTGGATGAATAGACTTGGAAGGTTGGAATATGAACAAGGCAATGGCTTTGAAATTCCACTCTATACCCATCCAGTAAAAGAACTAACAGATGAGGAAATATGGAAGTTATGGCAAAAGCATTTAAGTGATGACATCCCTGTATTTGCTAGAGCAATACTAAGAAAGGCACAAGAGAAATGAAACGATCAGACATAAGAGAAATGGATACAGGGCTATTTGAGGATATTCAAATCAATAACCCCGACAGGGATAAAGCGTGGGCGGCATTTATTAAACGCAAAGATGTTGAGGCTTGGGCAGTTGATAAGGATGGTTTTCCGTTAAACGGATTTTATGATATTTGGTGTATCGCATGGAGTAAGGGCTGGGATGCAGGATGGAAGGCACAAAAGAAATGATAACTAACGAAGAAATACACAACATTTATTTGCATCAAAGCGGTGTAGCAGAAGGTCTATCTAGGGCTGGAGCAGATGCTGATTTTCCTGTGCTATTCGCCAATGCTCTACTGGAGTTTTATGAGCTAAGAAAGGCACAAGAGAAATGATAGAAAAAATAATTGAACCACAGTCCTTAGAGAACGATGTTGCAGTTATGAAAATATTACAGTTAATGGGGCAGTTGACTCCTAACGATATTGAGTACGTTTTAAAAGTAGCTAAACAAGTTTATGATGCTATTGCTCTTGGAGATACATATGCGAATCCTTGAAATTATAGTTATAACTTTGTTATTATTTTTAGTTATTTATTTAGCTTGTTTTTATGGGCGTACTGAGTCTAGAGTATATGCGTGTTCTGAGGTTGGATACCCAGTAGCAATTGATGTACCCCAAGAAGTTATTGAAAAATGTAGAAAGGCAAAAAAATGGCACTAAAACCAAAGTTAGCACCAAAAAAGAAAACAACCGTTAAGGATACACTCGGCATTTCAGTACAGATAATTAAGGAGAACGCAGATGGCTCAGCCAATGCTCAAGTTACGTTTAGTAAAGAAGGACTCGAAACCCTTGTACAGTGGGGTCTTGTTAGCATGCTTGCCGCAGCAGTTGATGAGTACCGAGTTAAACCCGAGGAAGATAGCCAAGTTGATACTAGACGCACTAGACCAACCGAAGCCAAGCCTGTGGCGAAAAAGAGGGCAAAGAAATGACAGGTAAAATTCTGCCCTTCACAGGGGAAACAACCGAAGATGTTGACGCCGACAGCGTATTGCAAAGCAATATTGGTGAGTATGAGTGCGTGGTAATGATTGGCTACACTCATGGCGGCGCAGAACGGTTAGTGTCTAGCACAGGGGACTCGGCTTTGATGGTGTGGCTACTAGAAAGAGCTAAGAAAACAATACTTGAACATGCTGATCTGGATGATGAATGGGAACATTAATAGACTATGCTGAGTTTTTATTAGAAGCTCGAAAGAATTTAAAAGACTTTGAGGATAACTTTTTGAACCGTAACTTTAAAGAAGCACAAATGCACGCAGAGTCAGCGTTAGTTAATACTAGATTGATATGCCTAACCGTTAAAGAAAAAATGCAATGAAACCTATTACTTGGTCGTATTCGTCGCTTGGATTATTCCAGCAATGCCCAAAGAAATACTACCATTTGCGGGTATTAAAAGATATTGTTGAGCCACCCACTGAAGCGATCATGTTTGGGAAAGAAGTGCATAAAGCGGCAGAAGACTACATCGGTAAGGGGACACCAATCCCTGAGAAATACAAATTTATCGAGCCAGTTCTCAATATTCTTAACGCTATGCCGGGAAAAAAATTGGTTGAATATCGCATGGGACTGACCAAAGATTTAAAAGCATGCGACTTCTTTGATAAAGACGTTTGGTTCAGAGGCGTAGGAGACTTGGTTATATTAAACAATGATGTTGCTAGTGTGATTGACTATAAAACAGGGAAGTCCAGTAAGTATGCCGACACTAAACAGTTAGAACTTATGGCTCTTGCAATCTTTAAACACTTTCCTGAGATTACTAAAGTAAGGGCGGGGCTGGCATTTGTTGTCTGCGAGGATTTTGTTAAAGCCGACTATAAAATAGAAGATTCGCCTAACTTTTGGTTACGCTGGATACAGGAAACGGATCGGTTAGAGGCCGCACATAAGACTGGTGTATGGAACGCCAAACCAAACTTTACATGCCGAGGCTTTTGCAAAGTAATGGAATGTGAACATAATGGGAAAGGACAGTATAGATGAATGAAGAATTAGACCCAGTTTTAGATACAGAACAGCTAGCCGCTGGGCTTTCGATTGACGAACAACTACAACAACGTTTTGAAGACATGTTTAAGCAATGCTGGAATACAAAGATATTACCTTTTGTTAAGCAAATGATTAATGAAAAAATAGCTGAAGAAGCTATGAAATTGGGTAGGCAAATGGGAGAACTACGAAACCACAAAGGCGAACTATGAACGAGCAGGATCTAAGGGATTGCTTTGCAATGTTTATAGTTAATGGGATTGTAAGTAGGGGGATTACTAGCCATACTGATTTGAATGAAGTTGCTGAAAATGCTTACAAACTAGCAGACGCTATACTAGAAGTACGTAATAAAGAACCTGAGCAAGAAATAGGTATTGTTGCGGCTAAGCCAAAGCGGAAAACTAAAAATGCGTAGATCAAAAAAAGGAATTATTTTGTTTGGGGAGGTAGTATTAGAAACCCTTAGACATTTACCGCCGACTATGCCCGAATTTACTAAAATAACTCAATATGCTTATATACCTAGTTTACGACGAGAACCAAGACCTGATGCGAAAGGTTTCAAGGCGAGAAGAAGCACGGCAAATCGTAGGGCAGAGAATTGGGTGGACGTTCAAACAATTACGTTCAAAGAAGAAATTAGTAGATCTGGAAAGTTTTGAGGAGGCTTTATTTTGACAGACCCAGTTAATAACCCAGTTCATTACACCGACCATCCATCGGGTATAGAGTGCATACAAATTACTGAGCATATGAACTTTAATCTTGGTAATGCTATTAAATATATTTGGCGTGCCGCTTTAAAGGGCAAGCATTTAGAAGACTTAAAAAAGGCTATATGGTACATACATCGTGAAATCGAAAGGATAGAAAAATATGGGAAATAAACCGTTATTGACTTTGCCAGTAAGAGCCGAGATAAAACCAGCCAATCCTGATTGGTATCCGCCGTGTTTTGAAACTAAAGAAAAATACGCCGACTACATATGGACTGTGGCTAGAGTAGGGCAACCTATGGATTGCGATAATTATTGTATGGATTGCACGCACGAATATAAGATTGACATGCTAAAAGAAAAACGCTGCGAACATCCTGAGACTATATTTGTAGATTGGCGTACGCTATACAGAGCGCCCGAAGTAGAAGGTAGGCTTATAACAAATCAGGATGAAGCCGATGTAATTGGCATATCAAATGCAAGTAAATTTTGGAGTAGCCCTTTATATGACTAATTTAGAACCAATTCCTTTTGCTGGGCATGTAGATATTGACCTTGAAGTGGCGTATTTAGATGCTGTTATTGACGAACTTTATGGCAAAAATGCTGAAAATGTGCCAAAATACGTGGTATTAGGCGATGGAAGCGTCTATATTTACCATAAAGAGGAAGAGCGCTATGCCTTACGTGAACAAACCCCGCCCCTACAAGAAGGAATATCAGCAACAAAAGGAGCGGGGGGAACAGCCAGCACGCAATGCTCGGGAGAGAGCACGCTACGAGATGGACAAGAAGGGCGTAGACAGGAAGGGGAAGGATATTGACCACACAATCCCTCTTTCAAAGGGCGGCACGAACGCTCCGTCAAACCTTAAGCTCAAATCACCAAGCGCCAATCGTTCGTTCAGCCGGAACTCAGACCACACAGTTAAAAAGAACCGACCGAAAAATGGAAATAATAAATAACAAAGCATTAGTTATTAACACTCGAAGACCGCATTTAGTAACAGAATGTATTAGAAAAAGTGAGATTGTAGAAACCGACGGGGACATGCACAAAGTTGTAGTGCATTGGGGTTTACAAGAAGCACAAGCGCTAACAAAATTAAAAGTACAAAAAGTCCCTTCACCTATCCATCGTGATTATGATTGGCCTGGGGTTTACCCTCCAATGTCACATCAGCGTGACACAGCTAATTTCTTAACTCTTAATCCTCGGGCATTTGTATTTAATGAACAAGGTACAGGCAAGACTGCTTCAGCTATATGGGCAGCAGATTATTTATTAAACCAAGGCGCTATCAAACGAGTTCTTATCATTTGCCCGCTATCTATTATGCAGTCGGCATGGCAAGCAGATTTATTTAAGTTTGCCGTACATCGCAAAGTTGATGTTGCTTATGGTGATCGTTTTAAGCGTAAGGCTATTATAGAAAGCGACGCCGACTTTATAGTAATTAATTATGACGGTGTTGAAATTGTCGCCGACTCCATTGCAGAGGGCGGGTTTGACTTAATTATTATTGACGAAGCCAATGCGTATAAAACTGTAACAACACAGCGTTGGAAGACCCTTAGTAAAATATTAAAACCAGATACTTGGCTATGGATGATGACAGGCACGCCAGCCGCTCAAAACCCCACCGATGCCTACGGCTTAGCCAAGCTCTGTGTGCCGGATAGAGTACCAAGATTTTTTGGAGCTTTACGT